AGCAGGCTTTGATACTCAAGTACGTGCAGCACAAGCACAGTTCGCAAGATTGTTTACCGAACTTGTATCTCTCTGCTTTGAAGTAGATGAGAAAATCTTTGGTTCAATGACCAAGGAAATCAAGGGCGTAGATGACGGTACTCCATTCAATATGAAGTACATCCCATCTAAGGCAATCGCAGGTGAATACGGCGTAGATGTCCGTTACGGCATTATGTCTGGTATGAATCCAAATAACGCAATCATTGCTTTGCTACAGATGCGTGGCGACAAACTTGTATCACGTGATTATGTACGTCGTGAGATTCCAATGGAGCTAAATGTTACTCAAGAAGAGCAGCGTGTGGATATTGAAGAGATGCGCGATTCTCTTCGTGTTGCTGTTGCTCAGTACGCCCAGGCTATTCCAGCGCTTGCAGCACAAGGCCAAGATCCTTCACAGATTGTTTCAAGAATCGCTGAGGTTATCAAGGGTCGTCAAAAAGGATTACAACTAGAAACCATTGTGGAAAAGGTATTTATGCCAGAGCCACAACCTGAAGTCCCAGCAGAAATGATGGGCGAACAAGTTCCAGCAGCAGGTTCGGCCCCCGTTCCTGCCTCGCAGCCAACTCCAGAACAAATGGGTGCGGCCCCTGCTGCTGGCTCTCGTCCAGATATTGCTACGTTACTCGCATCTATTGCAGGGTAGGGAGGTGTGAAAATGAAAAAAGGTGGTCGTGCAAAGGCTCCAATGTCCAAGCCAGTAGAAGGTAAGAAGGATATGAAGAAGCCAAAAGGCGGCAAAGTCGAATTCGGCTATGCAGGCAAGGCTCGTAAGGGCAAGAAGGCTTAGTGCTTTTAGTTGAGAGGATAGAGCGTGGACGAAGATAAAGATTACGTACCGCGTTCTATCACTCTCGCAGATTTCTTAGTAGTTTTTACAGGTTTGTTTTTGAATTTAGTACGTTCAATAGAAATGTTTTTTTCAGAGTTATTAGAGATTTCAGTTTATCACGCAAATAGAAAAACAAAAGTTTCCAAAGCTTGGGAGCAATTTACTTCAGATTTAGAGAAGATGGAGGACAACAATGGCTAGAGGCCCATTAGCAGGAGCTGCAGGCAAGTTCTCCAAGAGAACAGATGGTTTAGCATTCCAGTCACCAGAGTATGGCGCAGGTGTAGAGAACGCCGCTATCAAAGCAGGCGCTCCACTTGCAAAGACTCCAGATGTACGCCCAGAATCTCGTTCAGAGATGGGTATGGCACCAAGTCAAGTTGAAAGAGTAACTCCATTATTTGCACCATCAGAACGTCCAGATGAACCTATCACTGCAGGTATTGCAATGGGTGCAGGTCCTGGGCCTGAAGTACTAGGAACAGCACGAGTAACTATCAAGACATCCGACACTCTAGCAAAACTACTACCTTTTGATGATACTGGCGAAATCGCTATCTTGTATCAAGAGGCTTTAGCGCGAGGTAACTAATGTCAGATAGCCTCAAAGCCGCATCAATGGCTGCTGGTCTAACTGAAGCTGAGAAGCGTGAAGTCAATGCTCTTATCAAAGCAGTAAGCGTTCACAAGCAACTTAGCAACTTACCAGCAGATGTAGCCAATAAGGTTTACAACTCCAAGCCTGTGCCACAACAGCAATCACTTGCTCAAACATTTGGTACAGAGGATCCAGTAACTAAACCTGAAAAAGGATGGTTAGGAACCGCTTGGCATTACACAGGTGGTGCTGTGTGGAATGCTGGAAGCAAGTTGATGAACGGCTTGCAGAACGTTTCAGATTTTACAACTCGTTTGTATCGTACCGCAGCAATCGGTGCAACCCAAGGTATGGGATTAGCCGATGCTTGGGATGAAGCAAATGACAAGGGTGACAAGGTATTCAACCCTGGTCGCATCGGTGAGGCACGTGCAAAGTTTGGTAACTCTGCAGTTACTATCGCAATGCGTATCGCTGCAGGCGAAGAACCAGAAAAGATTATTGCTTCTGCTACTCCAGAGGAAGCCAAGTATGTGCAACTTGCATACAAGAAGGCTGGAACTCAAGCAGAGCAGGACTTGTTCCAAGATACTCTTGATGCGGTCAACGCATCTAAGTACTCTCCAGGTCGTCAAGTAGCAAACCTATTACTGCCTAAGCAGTTAGAAGGTTCAGGCCTTGCATACAAGCTCGTATCAGGTGCAGTAGATGCAGCCTATCGAGTCTTTGCAGATCCACTTATTATCGGTGGCAAAGTATCAAATGCTTACAAAGTCTCTAAGTATTCTGTAGATGTACTTTATGGCAACTTCGCCAAGGGTGGACAGAAACTACAAGATTACTTCGCATCTGCCAACGGCAAGGCTTTCTGGGATAACTACGGTGCAACACTGGAAAAGTTTAGTAAAGCTCGTAAAGATGGCGATGCTGAGGCTCTGCGTAATCTAAATGGTCAGTTATCACGTTTAGCTCCAGAGTTTGGTCCTGCGGTTATCGATGATTTCCTAAAGGCAGACCAGCCAATAACCAATGCTTTGACCGCACAGGCTTACTTTGAGAATGCTGACAATGCTCTCAAGATGATAAAGGGTGGCTTAGGTCGCAAGCGCGTAGTTATGCCAGTACTTGATGCCAAGCGTAAGGCTCGTATTGCTATTGCAACTACTGCTAATAAAGTTATAGATATTGATAAGATTGGTCCTAAGTTTGTTGAGGCTACCTACTTTGGTGATGCAACAACAACTGACGGAATCAAAAACACCATCATCAATGGCACAAAAAGAACAGTTGCTGAAGTAGGCGCAAACGACAATCCTAAAGAGGTTGCTCGTTTCTCTACAGCAATGATTATGAAGCGCATTGACAGAGCAAAGGCTAAGTTTGCTATTGCTCCTTTGTTCCGTGATGATGTTATGGATGTAACTGCAGCAGATGCTCCAGAGCAGATGTACCGCCTAGCTCGTCTGGTAATGACTAAGCGTGACTCACAGTTGCTACAGCAGACATTTGCATCTATCGATGATGTCGGCGAGCGCAAAGAGATGTTCTATGGCCTCTGGTCAACGATTGCTGATATTCGTGGTCTAAATACCACAGAGCCAGGACAGTTGATTGTCCGTCGTTTGACTGGTAAAGGCGATGCCAAGTTTCAGGTAGGTCGCTTTGGCGATGAGTTTGAAGATGTCGGAGCACTACCATCTGACTTCAACAACTTCGTATCTGCACCTAGCTTAGTTGACCTAGATCGTGCGGCAGCACGCAGCACCATTATCCAGAAAATGCTTGGCACAGCCAACAAAGACTGGGTAGATAAGATGACTGGTGCTTGGTCATTCTTGACACTTGCTGGTCCTCGTTACGCTATTCGTAACGCAACAGAAGATTTGATGGTTGCCTTGGCTATTGGTCAGGTAACTCCTTGGGGCTTGGCTAAGTCTCGCTACCTTTCAACACGTGTCAATACCGCAATCGGTTTACGCAAGGGTCTAACCAAGGGTGAGAAGGTTGTAGAGAATCCCCTTGGCGCTGTTATGCGTATTGTCAACAAGAAAGAAGCAGATAAGTACGCTGCTGAGATTGCAGGACTTGATGATGCTATCAAGAACGCAAAGGCTGAAATCAAGACTCTACGCGATGAACTCAAGGTAACCGACAAGGTATTGAACCCAAGCAAGGTTCGTGATATTGAAGAACGCATCAACACACTTCGTGCAAGCACACAAGGTGGCCTAGTACAGCAGACTAGAAACATTCTAGCTCGTGCTCTAGAAGAGGGTCGAGTAAATAAACTCCGCAGCAAACTAGGCGGAAACGTACTTGATGATGAAGAGCTACAGTTCTTATCAGAGCAGATTACCTACGGTAATATCGACAATACACTTTCGACTGTATCTGAAGGTGCATTCAACTTTGTTACTGGTAACGACTACATTAGCCGTACAGTAAACTTCCAAAAGGCTACAGGCGTTCGTCTATCCGCCTTGGAACTAAACGTTCCTAGCAATATGTACTCCCGCGCTCGCGGAGAACGTGGCTTCAAGAAGATTGCTCTAGGTCAGCAAGACGAAGCATCAATGATTGCTTGGCTAATGCGTATTTCCTACTACGGAAACGATGAACTAGGCGCTATTGCCCTAGCAAACGCAGATCAAGCCAATGCTGTAGACCTTGTTTATGACTGGATTGTAAAGCACCCAGAGTTTACTAAGAATGCTCGTCTAGCAGCGCAGGGCATCGATGAGATGCAGCACGCAAAGATTGTAGTCAACCGCGCAAAAGAGATTATCGCTAAGCGTAAGGCTGATGATGTCGGTAATCCAGTAATCAACTCTGAGTTGCTAGACAAGATTCGCGTCTTTGATGATGAGAAGGGCCAGTATGTAATCTCTGGTCGCCTATCTCTAGATGATTTGCCTGACAATTTGGATGATATTCCAGAGTATGTCATTGGCCCAACCCTAGTTCCAGTAGCAGATGCTGGTTCATACACCGCATCTATTATGACAAAGGGCTGGACTTGGCTAGGTTTGTCCAACGCACGTCTATCACGTGAACCTCTAGTCATCAATGAGATGATAAAGATTCGTAAGCAGATGACTAAATCTGGCTTCTATGATGCTTACATCAACTCTTTCCTAAAGAACATTGACCCAACAAATCTCAAGAAGATAGAAACTGCTACAAATCTTGCTAAGCGCAAACTAGCAGAAGCGATTGAAGAGAGAGCAACTTCTCAGATTCTGCAGTATGTGGACAATCCGCTAGTGCGTTCACAGATTGCATTCTCTTCACGTAACTTTGCACGTTTCTATCGTGCAACTGAAGACTTTTATCGCCGCGTTTACAGAGTTGTTCGCTACAACCCTGAAGCAATCGTCAAGGCAGGTCTTACCTATGAAGGTATTACCCACTCTGGATGGATTCAGAAGGACGATCAAGGCGAACCATACTTCGTATATCCAGGTATTGAGCCTGTATATCGCGCAGTTCAAGGCGCACTACAAGCATTTGGCGTAGGAGCAGAGTTCAAGACTCCGCTACCTGTGCAGTTTGGCGCACAGTTGAAGATGATTACCCCATCTTTGAACCCAGATTCACTAGCACCTACATTTGCTGGTCCATTAGCTGGCGTATCAGTCAAGATGGTTTCAAATCTTGTAGGTATTTTCAACCCAGGTGCAGCAGATACCATTACCCAGCTAACACTTGGTAAGTATGCTGTGGATCAACCTATGGTTTCTGCCTTCTTGCCAGCACATATCAACCGTTTATACGGTGCTATGAACCAAGATGAGCGCGATAGCCAGTATGCCAGCGCTTGGCGTAAGGCTGTTACCTATCTTGAAGCTGGCGGTCACGGTATTCCTAAGCGTTACGATGAGAATAACAACCTTATTCCACCATCAGCACAGGAACTTGAAGAGTATCGCCTACGTGTCAAGAACACCACTATTGCAATTCTAGGAACCCGCTTCGTATTCGGTTTCTTTGCACCAGCATCACCACAGGTACAACTAAAGAGTGATATGGCTGAGTGGGTACGTGATAATGGACGTGCTAACTTCAAGCAACTCTGGAACAAACTGTCAGAACAGTATGCTGGAGACTACGACGCTGCTATGGCTAAGTGGGTTGAACTATATCCAGACCAGATTCCATTCACAGTACCAGAGTCAGAGCGTTCAACTGTTGCATACTTCAAGTATGCTGAAGAATCAGGTGCTTTCGTAGATAAGAACGAAGGGCTATTCAAGCAGTTCCCACAGGGAGCAGCCTTCTTGATTCCTCACAAGTCTGGTTTCTCTTGGGATGCTTACAAGACTATGACCGATATGGGTCTACGTCGCAATAAGCGCGTTGCAGATTACCTACGTGACGTACAAACCGCAGCAGATTTACAGGCTTACTACGCTAAGAAGAATGCTTACGAAGAGTCATTGACTCAGGTAGGCACAGACTTTGAGCGTAGCAAGTTGCGCCAAGAGTTTACTGATTGGAAGACTTTATTCTTTGCGGGTCGTCCATTGGTTGCAGAGGAGCTAGCTCAAGGCAGCCAAAAGGCGATTGAGCGTATCAACGCTATCAATGATCTACGTGCTATGTTGCAAGCAAAACCTAACGTAATGCCTGCTACAGAGAATACCCTAAGACAAATGCTTGATTTGTACGACACCTATAAAAATGAACGCAAGTCATTAGAAGGTGTTAGTGGTGCTTCATTCTTATCGCAATCTCTAAAAGAAGATACCATTGTAAAGATAAGAGAACTATCAGAGTTCAACGAAAACACAAAGAGCGCATACAATGTTTTGTTTGCCTCGCTGTTAGGAGACTAAATTGGCAGAAACAGCAAAAACTGCTGACCAAGCAAGGGCAGAAGCTGCAGCCGCAGCAGCAGCCGCTGCTGGTGCACAGCAGAACGCCGCAGCCGCTGGTGATGAAACCTTTACCGCTTTTGCTAAAGGCCTGAGCCAAGCATCTCCTACCATCCGCGCAAAGATTGCACAACAACTAAAAGATGCTGGCATCTATCGGGGTAAAGTAAGTGGAGATTTCAATAATAGATTTTATGACGCTCTTCTAATTGCTGAAAAACGCAGAGATGATTTATCCAAAGTAATAGATGTCCCAGACCGCTTTGAGTTTATCGCAGGATTAGCCTTAGATGAAGGCGGTACAGGCGACGGAGCAGATGGTACATACATCTCTGAGAACATCTCTGTACTTACCAAGGATAAGGCCCGTCAACTTATTGATGCTGTTATCCAGGACCAACTAGGCCGT